CACTGCACGCAAGTAGAGTTGCCATAGAAATTCGTCGTGCTGGCGTTCCCGTAGAATTTGAAGACGCCGCCTCCATAGGAGTCTACGTGAATGAACGTGTCCAGAAGCGGATTGGTGAGGTTCCACGCGTAGTGATTTCCGTCATGGCCGTAACATTTCAAGTTGCGCCAGAGAGATCCGCTCAGCCCCTGGACGTCCTGCGCCGGAACATAATGAATGCAGTCTCCGGTCGTCGTGCCACCCTGTCCAAGTGTCGTTTGGAACAGGATCCCTAGATCGGAAATATTGACGGCCAGACTCGTGCCGTTGATAACGATCGCGTCTGATCCATTAGCGGATGGACACAGCACAGAACCGAGCAGTGGTGGGTTGTTCAGTGGCACGTTGATACCACCACCCCAGCTTTCAACAACATGAGTGCCCTGGATCGTCAGGTTCCCGGAGATCGTCAGCGGTGGTGTATACTTATAACAACCACCGCTCGGATTGGCGGGAACCTGCAACGGCACCCCGGCCGCAACCGCCGCATTGATGGCCGCCTGGATTGCAGTTGCGTTGTCTGCCGCGCCGACCGAGGCGTTATACGGTGCCTGGGTGATGCTGATTGAGCCTGTGCCGCCATGAGCAGGAGCCAGAACGGCACCAACGGTAGGATTGGGATACGTGCCGGTGAGATCTCCACCAGCCGCACCTGATGGAAGACCCCCGGATGCAAATGACGTCCACTGCTGCGGAGCGAACGGCGACGTGATCGATTGAAAATCAGCAGTCGCACCGGCAGCCAGAGAGAACGCCGCATTAGTCCCGAGCGCATCGATCTGACCGCCATTCGACGGGTAGATCGACAACGCATTCACGCCATTGTTGATGACGCGGATGCGCACGTGAGATGCACCGGCATCTGGAAGAACGGCCGCACCGCCGCTCGCGACGGTTGAGAAGATCGAGACTTGATTGTGCAGCAGGACAGCATTTGCCTGCGTCGCCGCGGTCGCAGTTAGCTGCTGATTGACTGAATATGGGGGGCCCAGATCGAGCTGCGCATGAGCGGGCAGGGACGTGAGGACGATTGCTGGGACGATGAGACTTCGCGCAAGAATGCGAACGATCGAATCGTTCAGGAAGGAACGGAACTTCTGTCGCACGGGCGCGCCTCACCAACGATGTTCAGGATCGGTCCTTTAGAACCCGGACCTGGCTGCCCATGACGCGTGGCACGCGAAACCGCCTTAACGATGCGGCTCTCGAAGGGGGTTACGTGATCCCTCACACGTACAGCCGTATCGCCGCAGACGCGAGTTCTCGAAAGAACTAGGGGAAGCCTAGCGGAATCGATTCATCCAGTGCAACAGATGACATATGGGCTGCGCCGGGCTTCTGTGTATACTCAGTATTACAGATCGACGACCGTGGCCATCGCGTTTTGAGGATAGATCACGGATCTCCACAACGCTCAGGTTGATGTTGCAGACCGCTCAGCTTTCTCGAGCAGACGGTACACGCTGGTTCGGCTGATCTTCAGGCGCTTCGCAATGGCGGACCCGCCCACCCCCTTGCGCGCGAGCTCCAGCACAGTCTCAGCCGCAATCGATGGTTTGCGGCCCTTGTAGATGCCCTTTGCCTTCGCTGCGGCGATGCCTTCAAGCTGTCGTTCTTTCCGCAGGTTGGTTTCGAACTCCGCGAAGACGCCCAGCATGTCGAAGAATGCCTTGCCGGCTGCGGTGCTCGTGTCGATCGGTTGGTCGGTGGCCTTTAGGAAGGCGCCCTTTCTCTTGATCTCGTGCACGATGGTTTGCAGGTCCACCAGGGAGCGCGCCAGGCGGTCGACACGGGTCACAACCAGACTGTCGCCGGCCCGCAGGAATTCGAGCACTGTCGCCAGCTCCGGGCGGCCATTGGTGGTGGTGCCGCTGGCCTTTTCCTGCCTGATTGCCGAGCATCCGAAGGCTTTCAGCGCCGCGACCTGCACCGCCGTGTCCTGGTCGATGGTGGAAACGCGGGCGTAACCGATAAGCGCGCTCATTGCTCGCGGTCCTACTTCAAGATTTCTGCGCATTCGAGAAGCTCCACGAGCTTCCGGGCCCATGCTGCGGCTTCCTCGTCCTTGCCGCACTGCTTGAATGCGATGGCCTTGGCTAACGCGCGTGATGTCGCTGATCGGTCGATGGTCATTGGGTCTCTCTTGTGCCTTTTGGGTCTAGACCCACGTTCTACGATGTCCCGAAATGGGAAATCAACCCAAAAAGCACACGGATCGCCGTTGCTCAGCTGTATCGTCTGGCTGTGCCGTTTCAGTATACCCAAATGACGCAGATGTGCGCCGTGCACTACCGAATGAAGATGGCTGTCGGTGGCGGCAGTGAATGCAGGCGCAAACTTTGCACTTGCATCCCAACGCGCAATTGCACCAGCCGTGCCGGCTTTCGTCTCCGGATGCAGCGCCTCGTATGCCTCTTTACGCCGCCCAACCGCTCCCGCGCTTCCGGCCACCTCGCCACCGGCGCGCGTAGGCATCAGCCGGCGGCGCTCCCTGCCGGGCATACCGCAACATCATCAGACCATACCGCGTCGCGCTCATCAGATCGTCGCGCTCCTTCACGACGCGGCCATCTTTGCGGTGGTAGAGCTCGAATTCCTCGAACCAGTCATTGAGATGGCTGAAGACCTTCAACCGCGCGGTCTGCATTCGGTCCAGCATCTCGAACAGACCGGCTTCGACGCCGGATCCGCGGTCATCGTCGAACTGGGCGCGGTCCGGCAGCATCTTGAGACCGTGCGTCGCATATAGGTGGGCGATCTGCTCACCCGAACCCTTGTCGTGCTGGAAGGCGTCGTGGGGCCACGCCCACGGCAGGTGCTTGCCCCATGGCAACAGCGCGCCGACATGGGTCGACACGTCCGCGTTCCTGCGGCGGTAGCATTCCGTGATGTAGACGATGTCTCCGTCACGATCGTGCGCGAGCTTCACCGCCGCCGTGGGGTGATCCCAGCCGATGTCCAATGCGCCGATCTGGGCCCAGTGCCGAGGTATCTCAATCGGATCGCACTGGATCAATGAGCGGGGTAGGGGGAATACGCGGCCACTCCCAAGGATCGGGATACCCCGCGTCCGGGCCTCGCGCTCATGCTCAGGATAGCTGTCGATGATCCGCTGACGTTCTTCGGCAGGGATGTGCTCGGCATCCTCGATGGTCATCACGATGTCGGCGCGGTCCGGACTCTTCTCCTTCAGGAACCGCATGACCACCGTCGACACACCCTGCAGCGGCGTGAACGTGAGATAGACGAAGCCGCCTGTCGCATTCGTCCGGCTCAGCCCCTCGATGTAGATGTCCTCGGGCGGTTCTTCGTCGAACCAGACCCAGTCGAGGGTTTCCGCCTGCCAGCGAACCCGGCCCTGGTCGTAGGTTTTGAATTTGATCCGGCTTTGGCCACCGTTGATATGGGCCACCGATACGGTGTCCACGGCGTCCTTGATGCCCTGTGCGCGGCTGATGTCGATGATGCGCGCCTTGGGGATCATACCGGTCCCCCATTCGCCTGGCGGCCCTAGGAGCACCCGCTGGGGGCCGTCTCGCACCAGCTCTCCCGATGGGCCACCGACCCAGCCAGCGCTCGCCTGGCCGATCTGTCGTCCCTGCCACCACTCCGGGTAGGCACCTGTCGCGTGATAGGTGGCCTCCGCGCCGCCAGCGATTGTCTTCCCCAGCTGGTTACCTGCTCGGAACAGCCGCTCCCGGGATTTGGCCCCTGCCGCGTGGAACGCCTGCTGCTTCAGATACGGCGCATAGCGGTCAATGCGGCTTTCCCGGATACGCTGCTCCAACTTCTCCCGAACCTTCTCCGCTAATAACTCGCGCGGGATGTTCTGCCATGGCCAGGAGAGCTCGGAGTTCATCGACGCTGAGGTCATCAAGCGCATCCCGGTGCGTTACGGTGGTGGAGGCAAGGCGGGCATGGACGTACGGTGCGCAGCTCTCTGCGCGGGTCGCTGCGGCGTCCAGGTCGCCGGCCTCGTATTTCGCGACCATGTCCTCGATCATCACCTGCAGTGGCGTCTTGCCCT